GTGGGGAGGGGTTGTGTGGTTGGGGTCTTTTTATTACTGCGCCACACCACTTTGGTTTTGGGGTTTTTGGGAATCCGAGACTGTGGGGGGACACAGGGACCCTTTTCTTCAGGCGTTTTCCAGGCGTTTTTTAAGGTGCCTGTGGGGAGGGGTTGTAGGTTTGTGGGTCTTTTTATTACTGCGCCACACCACTTTGGTTTTGGGGTTTTTGGGAATCCGAGACTGTGGGGGGACACAGGGACCCTTTTCTTCAGGCGTTTTTCCAGGCGTTTTTTAAGGTGCCTGTGGGGAGGGGTTGTAGGTTTGTGGGTCTTTTTATTACTGCGCCACACGTGAAGATTTCCTACGTTTTTAAAAACTTGAAGCATAGTAATAGTAATGAATGAAGATATTATTTACTTTGACAAGACACACAAGATGATAAAAATCATAAAAAATTACATCATCACACAATGTAGTAGCGTGTGCAGAGAAGAAATAAGTCCAGATACAGTTAGACAAGACTTTTCTGATTTTGATTTTGGATTTATAAGAAAATCTATTAGAGCTGTTTCTGGTCTAAGAAATTTCAGAAAAACTCAAAAAGAAACAGTTCATAGCTTCGTACTGTGCAAGTACAAACGTGATACAATTAATAATAAAAATATTATAAAGATACTGCTTCTTTGTAGTAGCAAGAACAATAGTTATAACAACAAAGATGGTGTTAATTTGCTAAAAGTAGTTGAACACAAAGCACGTCAAGAAAAAATCGAAAATTTAAGATTGTTTTCTCTTGGCAATACTGGTTTGAAACGTTGGTACATCAGTCAAGGTTTCGTGCTTGATGATGAAATTTTCTTAACTGGAACCAAAACTGTTAAAGTGTATTTGATGAGTAAAAAAATAATTGAAAATAGTTGAAATGTTTTTTGTTATTACTGTGCCACACCAAGGGTTTTTGGGATTACTGCGCCACACCAAGGGTTTTTGGGATTACTGCGCCACACCAAGGGTTTTTGGGATTACTGCGCCACACCACTAATTTAAAAACATACCTGTATTGATAATAAATGGACTCTAACGTTGATGAAAATCGCGAAAAAAAGCAAAATCTCGGTCAGTTCTACACTACAAATTACGAGCATATTCTGCAGAATATGCAGATACCTCAGAGTGTTTCAAAAATAGTAGAACCATTTGCTGGAAACTGCGATTTACTTAAGTTTTTATCAGGGAATCGTGAAGTAGTTTGTTATGATATAGATCCAAAAAATTCTCACACATTGCGACGAGACACTCTGTTAGATCCGCCAAATCTTGATAATTGCTTTATTTTGACAAATCCGCCTTATCTTGCGAGGAATAAATGCAGGGATAAGGAGATTTTTGATAAATATTCAGAAAATGACCTATACAAATGCTTCATAAAAATTTTAATTAATTGCGATTGTGAGGGCGGTATCCTGATTCTGCCAATCAATTTCTTTTGTTCTGTAAGAAAAAGTGATAAGGTTCTTAGAGAAAAATTTGTAAAAAAATATCATATCACTGTTGTAAATATCTTTGAAGAACAAGTTTTCGATGATACAACTGCCAGCGTTTGCTGCTTCCAATTTTCAAGAAAAACATCGGGTAGTCTTGAAACTGTAGGGTGGATTTATCCAGGAGGAAAAAAAATAAAATTCATATTGGATGGTAGTAATAATTACACAATAGGCGGGGAAATTTATGATTTGCCACAAAGCGACGTGTATAACATCAGCAGAGCGACGAAGTTAAACAACGATTGTGATGGTATAACTAATATTTTGCTTAAATGTATAGACAATAATGCTGGTGAAAAAATAAAATTAAGCATTGTTTCATCTGAAAGCATTGAAAAGTACACAGATAATACTCCTGGGCTTACTAATAGGACATATGCTATACTTGTCATAACACCAGTGCTTGATCTAGAAAAGCAGGCAAAGCTTGTAGATACTTTCAACGAATTCTTAGATTCTAGAAGAATACAGTTCAATTCTTTGTTTTTATCTAATTATCGTGAAAGCAAAGAAGGATTTTCTAGAAAGAGAATTTCTTTCAAAATGGCTTACGAAGTGTGTAGTCATCTTCTAAAATCTTTATAAAAAATTCTTGATATATTTTATAATGAATAATTTTGTATGAAATAATTCTGTACTGTTATGTGATTGCCAACCAATAAATTTACAGATTGGAATTTTTCTTGTAATTTTTGAAGTTTTGAAAAATTGTCTGTATCTATCAGTACTACGTACAATTCTTCTTCACATCCAAAATTTTGAACCCATTCGCATATCTGTGAAGCTTCTTCGAAAACATTATCTTGATGCCCGCCATTTCCAATCACTATTTTTGCAAAAAGCCATCCATTGATTTTTCCATCGATTTTAGCATCAAATGACTTCAAACAATCATTTTTAGAAATATTTAGATGTTTCATCTGTGTGCTTGATACTATACCACCATTCTTCAACGGTCTGAATTCTTTTGAATCCAGTTTATTAAAGAAAATCCCAAACTTTGATGATGTATTATTACAGCAATTTATTTGAAGTATTTCATCTTTGACACCTTGTCTAGAAGCAGAAATAGATACTTTAGAAGCCAGTAGCTTGGCAAAATAAGCGTCTTTTTCGCATTTATCAAGTAGTTGGCAAGCTGATAAATCGAGAATTTTAAGAACTAATTCAAAAGATTTTTTATTGATATTTTTTGATAAGTCTTTGTTGCTAAGGCTTTTTAAGCAAAGTTTATCATTTCTAGCTTGTCTTTCTTGTCGTAAGTTTAGAATATCTAATTTAATTGGTTCAATGACGTGTTTCATTTACATTTCAATGATTTTACTTTTTAAGTATTGTAATAGTGGTTTTGGGAATTTTGAATTACTGCGCCACATCAATTTATTTTCAAACTACATAACTTTTATTTTGAAAATTTCTAAAATCTTCCATCACGTCCTTCAGCTTATTGAACTCTAGAGGTTTAAATAAGAAGTTGTCAAATGAATATTCTCCAGTATTCCTGGGAATTTCTGGTGAAAGAGCTGTCATACATACGCAGTAAGGCGGTGTGTCTAAATTATCCCTGATATTTTTTAAAAGCGTAAAACCGTCCATTTTCGGAGTTTTTATATCTATAAAAGCTATGTCATATGCTGTTTTGAAAAGTTCATTCTTTGCTTCTAACCCGTTAACTACTTCTTTGATAATGGTGTATCCAAGTTTTTTTAGTTGAGAAATCAAAACTGCTCGATTTATACTTATGTCATCATCTACAAGAATTTTGATTCCAAGAACGTCTTTTTTCGGCATTTCTAAGGCATTTAAGACTTGTGGAGCTCTTTTGCTAAGGACGTCGTGTATAACTGATAGTAATTTTTTTTCTTTCACAGGCTTTGTAAGAAGGTAAGAAAACAATTCTTTCCCTGCATTTATGATTTTATCTCCTATACTCGAGAGAGCTACTAGAGGAACTTGTATCTTGAGTTCTTTTATTTTTTTAGCAAGGGAAATCCCATTGAATTTCGGGATGTAAATGTCCAACAAAGCAAGGTCAAAACAGATATCGCCCTTCAAGAATATCAATGCTTCATCGCTAGATGAACAAGGATAAGGCATCATTCCCCATTTAATCAAGCTCTTAGAGATAGATATGCGATTGATAGCGTTATCGTCAACAACCAAAACTTTTTTACCAACAAACAATTTAGAATCTGTTTTGGTGTAATCTTGTAATGTTAAGTCGTCGTCTATTCTGGATAATTTGATATGAAATTCGAATATTGTCTTTCCAGGCACAGAGCTTTTTAGAATTATATTGCCCCCCATAAGATAGCAAAGCTCTTTGGAAATAGCTAATCCTAACCCAGAACCCTCGTCTGTGTTATCATTATTTTCAGAATAATCGGAAAATAATTGACTGTACGATTTGAAAAGAAGATTTGAGTTCTTTTCTGAAATCCCAGCACCATCGTCTTCTACAGATATACTAATCATAGTTTTTCCAGGTTCGTCTTCTGATTGTTTAGATGGGTCGATGAAAACTTTTGTTATCACTTTTCCTTTATTTTTTGTAAATTTTATAGAATTAGAATATAGGTTTATAAGTACTTGTTGGATTCGCTGGTAATCTCCTAGCACGTATTGAGGTACGTCAGAGTCTATAATAAAGGCCATATCTGTCTGTTTTTCTGCAGCTTTAATGCTTGTTATATCGTGAGCCGATTCTATACATTCTCTTATGTAAAACTTCTCTAATTTCAACATAGTCTTACCGGCTTCTAACTTTGAATAATCGAGGATATCGTTAACTAATTTCAACAGACTGAAACTAGATTCTTTGAGCATATCTACATACCGGGACTGTTCTTCATCTAAGTCTGTATCCAAAAGGAGGGTCATCATCCCTATAATCCCGTTCAGAGGAGTACGTATTTCGTGGCTTAGATTTGCCATAAATTTATTGGTCACTGCCAGAGAGTGAAGGTCGTCTGAAATCATAAAAAAATAGTTTTCTCCATGAGGTATCTTGTTAAGGGTGACTTGAACTATCTTGTTATCTAGCTTGAAGTATGTGAAGTAATCTTCTTGTGTTATGTTTTCTAGATTTTCTTTCTTGGAAAAAAGAGAATGTATATTATCAATAGAATCTAAGTTTAACTTCTCAAAAAGTTTACTTTTTTTAGCCTTCTGAGACATTCCGACGATTGTCCCGTCTTTAGCTACTAGCATACAATTACAAGGAATATCTGCGATATGCATAGCGGTCTTCATACTACCTAAATGTCTGATATTATTAAAATATAAATTAATATTATGGATATACTTTCGAAAGTTAAAACAGGACTCTTAGAATATCAAGTGAAATGTAGTCAGTATTCGTGGATTCATTCAGCAGACTCAGCGATTGCTTATAGGAATAATAATATTTTCACTGTAGTAGGGATGGTCCTTACAGGGCTTTCAGCTACTGAAAGTATTTTCACTTCTAATATATCAGACAAACAAACCGAACTTTACTCCATACTTACAGTTTCAAATAGCGTGATTCTTTATGTTATAACTGCTCTTTCAGGGATTAGACAGTACCTAAACTACGAAAGAGACGCCGAACTTCACAAGACTGCTTCTACGAGGTTCTTGAATATGTCTAACAATATAAAAAAATTCCTTATCTTAGAAGCTGGAGAATCAGAAGAGATTGTAGAATATTACAAATGGGTATCTTCTGAATACGAGAATATATTAGCTAGCACTCCTCTTACTTCTACTTCTTCTTTGAAGAATTTCGAGAAAACTTTTGGAATACAAGTGAAAAACAATGATATTTTTGAAGCTGTTGGTCTTGAAAACGTGGTTGTTGATGAAGAGAAAGAACCTGTAAGCAGTTGTGAAAGGAGGCAGAATGCTCTGAAATATGAGATAGACAGGTTCCTTGTAAATTCGTACAATTGAAAAACAGAGCTTTAACTCAGTACGTACGCAAAAAACCCCTACGCATATTTACATAGGGGTTTTTTGAGTTTTTTGAGTTTTTTGAGGTTTTTGAGGTTTTTGTGTTTTTTAGAGGTTTTTTAGAGCTTGATTGATAACGTATCCACAGTCAAGCACGAAAGCGTGAAAATCGATAGTTTTTTGCGATGTTGTCGCGTAAGGAGAGAAATCGAAAGTCAAAATCTTTTGTTCTTCTTTGATACTTGAATTTTCAAAGATTGTGCAGAGTAAATCCATATCGTTTTCTTGATTTTTGTTGATGTTTGTGGTGTCAATTGAGAGCATTTTTGTAATTTTTATGATAGTATATACATTTTTAATCGTTTTTTTTTCTTGATTTTACGATTTAGTAATTCAGAGATACCTTCAAGTTTGTAAGGCATTGTTTAGAACAGTCTTGTTGACTGCTTTTCTTGGTGTCCCCGTAGCCAATTCCAAGGACGAATTTTCCTTCGATGGACTTGTTTAGGACTGACATAGGTTCTTCTGGGAGACTTTTCATCAACTTTTCGTGGATTTTATTAGCCTGAGAATACTCGACGGGGTCTGTGATAGTTTCTTTGGATACCAAGATGGCTGATAAGAACTGTTTGATAACTACAGAATTATCATAAGAGTTCAAAGGCGTATACACCGGATGTCCGTAATTTTTAGAATGAAAGTATCTCAGGATACTGTCTTTGAAATTATCATTAACATTTATCAATGTTTCAAGGTCGATAAACTCGTCGTAGATGCCTAGCAAGAATTTCTTAACTAGCACGATGTCGCAGTGCTGGTCTTTGTAAAAGCCTCCTACGAAGCTCTCGAAGATGTCTTCTAAGAACCTTGGATTTTCTCTTCCCTGGTTCCGTTCCACGTGAGTGCTTATAAGCATATACTCCCTGAATCCTAATTTTTCCCCTAAGAATGCGAGCGACTGTTTCTTGACAATTCTGCTTTTGAGCTTTGTCAGGAAACCTTCATCTTTGTCTGGGAAGGAATCAAATAAGAATTCGGTGGTGATAAAGTCAATGATTTTATCACCAAGAAATTCAAGTCTTTCGTTGGAAACAGAATGATGTTGTAGATTAATAGAACAATAGTTATCACTGGGACAATTGTCTTGGTCTACGTTCGCAAAGGACTTCTGGACGAAGGCTGTTTGATAGAACGAAATGTCTTTAACTGTGGTGAAATTGGGGGGTTTGTTGTATCTGTTGATAATTTTTTCAATTACCTGTTTTGGGATGAGCTTGTTCTTGATGTTATTCATAGTTGATGTTTTCTATATATAATATTTTTTTAAAATCATTTTTTTTCTCCGAAGAGTACGCTTGTAGTGCTGCGATTTTCTTTTGTACCAGCGTTAGAATCATTAACAGGTCTGTCAAGAAAGTCAGGGGCTTTAGCAGCATCTATGAGATACCCCCTGTATTGCCGAATTCCTGATACAATCCCTGGAACTACAGACTTTGCCACACGTTCATTCAATTCTTGAATTCTCTTAGGATAATCCTGTAAATTTGCTGGCACTCTTCCGTGTTCAAGGTAATTGCTTTTCATTACAATTTTTAGTTCTGTAGCGGATTGATGCCCAATAACTTCCTTGGAAACCGTGTAGACTCTGTGTCGTATGATTTTTTGGATATTTTCTATATTCTTGGACGAAAAGAAAAGATTAGAAAACTTTGAACTTTCCTGGGAACAACCAAGTATTTTGTCAACAGTTTTAGCTGAGGTATCCTCGGGATTTTGAACAGCAGTCTTTGAACAGCTTGAAGCTTTGGGTTGCTGGAAGAACGAAGGGTGTCTGTTTTCAAAAGTCATACTGTATTAGTAGTAGAATACAAAATAAAATTCAAAAATGTACTTAAATTCTAGATGAAAATATTGTATTAACAATTGGATAAATCCTTATATTCATCTCCTCTAAAAATTCTGGAACAAAGATTTTATCGCCGTTGTAAATGATGTCTCTTCTGTTAGGATTTGGTATTTCTATCTTGTTCCCATTTCTGCTGTCATCTAAAATAAAGTATTTGTATTCTCTATTTTCAGAGTATTGATAAAGAGGGTATTGGACCCCTGAACCATTGAAAATATACCCTACTTTGTTAGCATTATCTGTATCAAAAATCGATTCCTGGTCTCTGTAGGGTCTGTTGTACGAGTTCCTTAGAAATCGTTGAAGCACAGGTTTGGTACTATGGACTGGTCGAGGAGGCAGGCTTGTGGTAGAATTTACCGTAATGAAGTACACTGCTGCAGCGCCTGCTGTGATGATTACTACAAGCAGTATAATAGTAGATGTTAAAAGGGTGTTAGCATTAAAACATATTTGTTTAGCAGAACTCATAAGTCTTCTTATTATTGTAAGATATTATTTTTTTTCAAAAACATAAATTCTATTCAATTCGCTGAATTTTTTTTCTTCTGACGTGAGCTGATTGTTTGGAAGAACTTCTGCGAATGTTTTTGATTCTATGAGCACAAAACCAATTTTTAGAAGTTCTTTTTCTAGAATTTTAGCAGGCACTATGTATTCAACTTCTGCAGTGTCTAGAATAGTTTTTTTTAGGTACACCAGTATCTCATTTCCAAAAATTCCAGATTTCTTAGCTTGTTTAGTGATGGTCCAGTTTTTGTAAATAGATTTTTCAGGCAACTGATTGATTTTTTCGCCATCGAATAAAGCAAGTACTAATTTAGTTCCTGGTTTCGAACAATTACTCATCGAACTTGTGATGCTTTTCAGAGCAGTTTTGTTCTTGAAAAAGTAATGAAAAGCGAAGAAGCTAGTGATGGTGTCAAACTTTGTTTTACAATTCAAAACATTAGCTGAAAGGTCTAGTTCTTTGAAGACTACTTTTTTTGATTTTGGAAAATTTAAAGATTTGAGCCTCATCTTAGCCTCGTTGATACTACTTTCGTTGATGTCATACCCAAGGACGTATTTGATATTCTTATTATCTTTCCATTTTCTGAGGTCTCCGCCTCTTCCACACGCAAGGTCCAGGAGATTTTCACCAGTTAGTTTGTCGATGTAAATTTTCTTGATTTTATTATGATATTGGTTCATACTATTATGAATCTAAAATTATTTTAAGTTGAGTATTGTAAGAATGGAATCTTTGAATCTTTGCAAATACGCTGACATTTTTGGAAAACCTGGAACTGGCCTTCATTCTTTTAGACTGTACGATTTTGCTGTAGTCGACGTGCTTCTTACTGTAGCGTTAGCTGTAGTTATCACTTCTGTCTTACCGTATCGTCATCGAAATAAATTCCCTATTGTGATGGTTTTTTGCTTCTTACTTGGTGTAGTATCTCATCGCATTTTTTGCGTTAAAACGACGCTTGATAAGCTGATTTTTGCTTAATTTACTTAAAGAAGTGAATTGTGTAATATCAAATGGATTTCGTAGAACAAAAAGCAAAAAGAAAACAAAAAAGACTTGCTAAATCCATAAATAATTCAAAATCTCTAATGCAAACTCATTCTGAAAAAATGGAATATTTTGAATTTCTACAAGACGTCGTGTTGCCTAAAAAACAAGCTCAATTATTGAAACTTAAAGGACAAGACTGTGAACTTAGCGCTGATATCAAAAAAATCATTGATAGAGAAGAAGAAATAGAGTACCACCTAAATACTGCTAGAATTATCAGCGATTTTGTAGATATAGAAGAGTCCATAGATACTACGAGTATATTCCAAGATGTTAAAACTGTTGCTGGGTATAACTATGCTAAGAATAAATTAATAGATGATTACTTCATAGCTATCGGCGAAAACAGACCACTTCTCAACAGAAATTTAGATAGAGTCAAAGATTCATTTTGCGAGTCTTGTAAAAGTGAGATGATTGAGGGATACGAGGGGTATGTTTGTAGTAATTGCGGGAGCTGCGACAAAGAAATTTACATATCTGAAAAACCCTCTTACAAGGAAACTCAGGAGTATGAACGCAAAGTGGTTATAGATTACAAAAGATTGAATTATTTTACAGAATGGCTTAATCAAATACAAGGCAAAGAACAGACAGTTATTCCCGAGGAATTGATAACACTCCTCTTATCAGAATTGAAAACTGAGAAGATTTCTGATACCAAAAAATTGAATGTTAGCTCTATGAAAAGGCTCTTAAAGAAAATAGGATATTCTAAATTCTACGAGCATATACCAAGGATAATAAATTCTTTAAATGGAGTAAAACCCTTGAGTATGCCAAGATGTGTAGAAGACAAATTAAAGTTTATGTTTAATGAAATCCAAGAACCTTGGGAAGAATGTAAACCTTCTGATAGAAATAATTTCTTTAGTTATCCTTACATACTCTATAAATTCTTTCAATTGTTAGGTATGAACGAGTTCTTGCCTTACGTGACGCTCTTAAAATCCAGAGAAAAATTGTATAAACAAGACGTTCTTTGGAAAAGTATAATCACCCAGCTTCAACAACATTCTAGAAATGATGGGAATGAAAAACTTTACAGTATACCGTGGAGATTTATATCGAGCGTTTAACTACAGCAAGTATTCAAGAAAAAAAAACGATTTTTTATTGATATACTTTGAATATAACAACAAAACCAATGAACTCAATTACTCGCCGAAACAACGTAGCAACTACCGTCGCAACCCCTGAAGAAACTGCTAAAATTGCTTATGATGCTTTCAAAAATTCTTTGAAAGAAGCACTTTTGGAAAAAGAACCATTGGTTAGGAATCAAAATGAGACTATCCATCGCGAACAGCGAAATCTCGTGATTGCTTCTGGAACTCAAAATGGAAAAACCAGAGAAATCATCGACATCATCAAAAATTCTGGAAAAAAATCCTTATGCTTACTGTCTTGCGATAATCGCAAAGACCAACTGATTCAATTGACTCAAAGATTGACAGAATCCAAAGTATTCGCTTTAACTTGCGAAGACATCAAAATTTCCAAGTCTGGTGGGCTTACAGCTCCAAGCCTTAAAAAATTCAAAAAATATTTTAAAGACCATAAGCGTTTAGTAGTAGTATTGTTGAATAATAATTCGCAATGCTCGAAAGCAAAAATTCTTACTGAAAGTGTCTTAAATGACAATTACTTTGGCATCGAAAGATTTCATATGATTCACGACGAAGCTGACTTGGTTAACAAAAGTGATAATGATAAAACTATCACTCAAGCAGAAGAAACTGCAAAAGTTCAAAAAGAATGGATTGCCTTCTTTACTATGCTTCGACCTTACACGGATTTGAAATATTTCAAAAGAATCTGGGTATCTGCCACGCCTGAAAATTGTTCCCTTATCAAAGATGTTAAAGCAAAAGATGTCTTTGTTCTTCCAAAAAACATTAATTATCGAAGTGATATCACTCACGTCGAATGGTGCGGAGATTCTGCTGTTATTTCGCCTGAAGTAGCACGTATTCGCAAAGAACAAAGCAGAGAAGTCATTCTTTTTTGCGCTGAACACACTAATGTTAAGCAACGCGAAGTAAGCTTGTTATTATTTGGTATGTACGACTGTCCAGTGATAACATATAATTGCGATGGGATTTTTGGATATTCTCCAGGACGTGAAGACTGTTTAAGATTCGAATGGTCTTCTATAGACCAAGTGCTTGGTAGTATTGAAGAAAATTACAATGGTCCAATAATCATCGTTGGAGGTGGACTTCTCAGTCGAGGAATTTCATTTGTTGGTTTCGACAAAAAAAAACCAAGAACTGCTACTGTTATGTTCTACCTTGGATCTGATTCTACAAATGCTGTAGCAATCGCTCAAAGAATTGGAAGAATAACTGGAACTTCGCGCCCTGATATCAACAAGAGGGTGCTTTACACAAGAGATAAAATTTTCGAGTGCTATACCAGCTATCTTAAAAATCAAGAAACCATATACAATATTCTAAAAAATCCAGAAAATGCTGAGCTATTAGTAGCAGAAATCTTAGAAACAGAACAGTCTTCTATGATAAAGCTTGGTAGAAATATGGATAGATTAAATCTCAAAAAGACGAATGCTACTTATGATGATGCTTGTGGTTTAGAAGCTCGTAAAATACCTACGGTGGTAATTCCAAGAGAAACCGGAAGTATTATGCAAAAACACGTCAAGCGATGGTTGAATGCTTCGGTAGAAACAGATATCTCAAAAGTCTTCAGGGAAGCTTACGCAAACCCAGGTCATCGTATTCTTACAAGCGAAATTTCTAAATATATAAAGGAATCTAACGTTATACACGTTATGTCTGTCCCTCATACTAGTAATTGGAACACAGTCTTTTCAAAAGATTCACAGTTTCACTACATCAAACCAGAAGCTGTAGCATTTGCTAACAGTTTAACAAAAAACTAAAAAACTAAAAAAAACCTAAAACAACTAAAAAAACCTTTAAAGCCCTATGTATATACGTAGGGCTTTTTTGCGTTTACTTGAGATTTACGTCACGATTGCATTGAGTAGTTTGTGATTATCAGTTCTTTTTTAACAGAATTAGTAGAGAACGTGTTAGAATTTTCATATTCAAAGAAATTGTACTTTTTGAAAAGTGTCCTTACTTCCGCGGTGTCGATTTGTGTCATCATCCATTTCACTTTTCTTGACGTCAAGGCGTCTAACTGTTTCAAAAGTTTGGAATTAGAAAAAATCTCTTCATTTTTAATGTAATTGAATCTGTATTTTCTTTCTTCGATGTACGGCGGGTCCAAAAAAACAAAATCTCCTTCTTTTGCCTTGACGATAACATCAGAGTAGTCTTTAGAATACACTTTAACTTTCTGTAGAATTTTAGACAATTCCCTTATCTTTTCTTGGAACTTCTCTGTGAATATATGGAGCGAATTTTCAGAATATAAAGATCTAGCCAAGCTGTAAATTTTATAATTACCACCAATGTCCAAGACACCTGTGAAGCTACAATACGTCATCATCAAGAACATTACTGCCTTCTCGTCGCCTTTCAAATTTTTTAAATTGCTTACAATTTCTTTGCACATCTTCAATTTTTCTTCGTTGCTAAGCGGTAAGAAAGTCTTCTTAAATTCTGAAATTTCACTTAACAGATATTCTGGATTATTCTTCACAAGTTTCCAGACGGATGCTACGTCTTTGTTAAGGTCGTTAAGTATTGCTTTTTTTGGAAGTAAAGCCAGGTAAACTGCTCCTGTCCCTATGAATGGTTCAAAGTATGTTCCTGGGAAGTCAGGTATCTTTGGAATTATGTGTTTCAGGAAATTCGTCTTATTCCCTGGTCTTCGAATGAATGTTCTCATCTTGTTTAGTTGCTTATTATTTATTACTTACTACTTACTACTACCAATTATTTTAAAAAATTTTGTGTTGATTCTTGATGTTTAATTTCTTTTGAAATAGTAATAAACCCAATGGAAAACGCTACAGAAAATGATTACGATTTACATAAGATTCTTGGCAATCTAAAAGCTCATTTAGAATGTAAAAGCAACGAAGAATTTAGAATTTCATTGATTAAAGGAATGCTTTTATTCCTTCTTGTTAGATACATACTGGCTTGTAATATCCTCAGGAAAGAAGAAGAAAATTTAAGAATGATATACATCTTGTTTACAATACTTTTAGCTCAAACTTTATTTTATATTGACCAAGCAGAATGTTAGAATTTTTTCTTCTTATTGATGATTATCTTACCTCCTTTGTGATTACTTACATAAGAATCCATATTTCCCTTCGAAGAAGACCTCGCATACATACTGTCGTTTGTGGCCCATAAATTGCTGGGACACATCCTAAACCCTGGGTTGTCGTGAAGTTCTGCCTTGTAATAGAAAATTTGGTCTTCTAAATTATTAGACTGACTAGTATTGTCTATAACGAGGCAATTGTAGTCTTCAGTACAAGCATCCAAAACTTTTTCAAAACATCCAAAGCTTGGGAACATCCCAGCATAGTTTTTAAAAATTTTTTCTCTATCAGATAAATTATTATTCCTAAGTATAAATGTGTAGTCTATGTTAGTCCTCATAGCAGGTGGTAGCCCCATAGGACTTTGCATAGTAAGTATGTAGAGTATTTTGTAATGCCTCCCGTTGAAGAAGACTTCTTTGATATTCTCGTCTTTAGCCCAATTACTTGAATCGCTTAAACAGTCGTCAAATAGAAGGAAAGAATGAGGGTTTTTCCATCTTTTTTCCAAGGCAAGAGACTGTCTTTCAAACACCTTTACTAGAATTTCTGGAGTATACTTCTTGTGTATCAACATCCCTGGTATAAATTTGTCGTAAAAACATGCAAGATGGTCTGTGTGAGAGATAACAGTTCCTATGGGTATATCATTTCTTTTGTGATACAGTATATCTTTGACGAGAACACTCTTCCCTGTATTACGTTTTCCTAGCAGAACTATGATGCTTTCCTTTGGAACTTTTTTCATACTGAAGGGTTTCAGGCTTATTTCGAAATCTTTTTTACTACTCATAGTATTTTGTCTAATATTTCAAAATAAAAAAGATTTTTAAGATTGGCGCAGTGTAATTTAGAATGGAGCGATTCCTGTTATCACTTCTTCTGCTAAATTCCCAGGAATACTGTTGATGTAAATGATTAGAGCAGTAATTAACGAACTTAAGGCTACTGCTTTCAAGTAGTCGTCTTTATTAGCGGAAATTTCTGATTCTGACGCCAAGCTGTAAACAGCAGTAAAAATAACACTCAGGATTACTGCTAACAGTATAACAGTGTAGCTATTTTTAAAATAAACCAATACAGTATTCATATACTCTGTGATTCTAAAAATAGTTTTGGATATCAACGCGATTAATTGTCATCCTCGCTATCGCTGAAATAATTCTTTCTTTCATTTGAAGCTTTTCTTGGCTGCTGTTCTTCTTCGTCGCTATCACTGAAAAAGTCTTCCTTTTCTCTCAAATTCACATTAACTACACGAGGCTCAGGGGTCTCTACAGCGTTATTTACAAATCCTCCAGGAGTTTCTGCAGCAGTCCTTCCAGTCGCAACTTCAAGATCCGGAGATGCCGAGACTTCCTGGGGTTCCTCCATAAAAAAATCATCGTGATTCTGGTAGCTTGGTCCTTCTTCGCTGCCCACTTCGCTTCCAGCTTCTTTTTCTTCCTGAGTTTCTCCTTCCATTATACCCTGTCTTTCTTCTTGGAGGTCTTCTTTAACATCATCTAGACCCATATCGTGTAGATAACTTCCTATAATATCCTGTAAAGGTATGAGGTCTCTCACAGTTTTTTCAATAGAAATCCCTATGAGATTTTTACTTCTCCTTACATTTCTTTGAATTTCAGAAATTTCTAATCTGTTTTCTCTGTCATCAAAGAGATACGGGTCTTGATAAACTTGTCTTGCCGTTTCTACATAGGCTCTGTGGATGAATTTTCTTGCTTCAGGGACCTTGATATGTATTTTATCTGTTTTAGCAATTCTGATAGACGAAAGAACTTTAACATTGGAAATGAATACAGCATCTATCAAGCTTGAAAGAGCTTCTTCTGAGGATTTTGCTACTATTCTAGAATACTCTTTATCTATGATATCCTGATTCCATCTTACTATAGAGCATAGCTTTTCTTGAAAAGTTATCAAGACTTTTTCAGAATCTTTAGACGAATCAAAAATAGATTTGATACCTTCGTAGATAACAGGAGTGAGTGTGTCTATTAACTGGACGGTGTATAACTTCTTAGCTTCTACTACAGAACTCGAGTCTTCTTCCATTGATATCTCCTAACATTTTTTTTACCAAAAATTATCGCGAATTTGGCATCTTAGGGCCTCTGACGTAAGCTTTTGAAACTCTGTAGCTAGAAATTTCTTCTTCTACTGGTACTGCTTGTTCTTCGATTAAAAGTTCTGTTATAGGAGCATTTCTGCTCTTTATAGATTCTCTTATTTTTTTATCAAAATCTTCTACTGAATCCGCCGTTTCAAGGATTTCCGGTTCGAGGAGAACTAGAGAAACTCCAGAGCATTCCCCATCGGAAAATATAGGGTTATATACTGCTTCTGCAGGAATTTCCAGGGTTTCTTCAGGGACTTCAGGGACTTCAGGGACTTCAGGGACTTCAGGGACTTCAGGGACTTCAGGGACTTCAGGGACTTCAGGGACTTCAGGGACTTCAGGGACTTCTGGGACTTCTGGGACTTCAGGGACTTCAGGGACTTCAGGGACTTCTGGGACTTCTGGGACTTCTGGGACTTCAGGGACTTCTGGGACTTCTGGGACTTCTGGGACTTCTGGGACTTCTGGGACTTCAGG